GACGCGCACTCAATCTGGACCGTTCGCCAAGTTGCTGCGCCTGAATCCCGGTGCCGTAGCCCTGCAACTCACGCTGGTAGGCGAGTTGGTTTTCCTGTAACTGCTGCTGGTAATCCTGCTGATACTCGCCCCTGCGGCGGCCATAGACCTTGTCATATTCCGCCGTCGCCATCCCCTGCCCGTAGCGTTGCAGGTCTTTCCAAGTATTGCCGGTACGAAGCATCCCCTTTGCCGCCGCTGACTGCTGGAGCGCCCGCTGGCCTTCTTCGAGTCGAAACTGATAGCCGGGGTCTTGCGCGGCCTCGGCTCCGGTCGGGGCCACAAAACCTTCCGCTGCAAACGGGTCAACCGTTGTCTGAAACCCCGCGTAATCCTGTGGCGTTAGCGGTGCCCCCTCAAAACCCTGATACTGGAACCCCGCGTAGTCCTGCGCGGCCATCGGGTCTGCTTGGAAGGCTTGGAAGGTGAACGCATCAGTGGGCATCTGGCCGACCGCATCGAGCTTCCCGGCCCCACCCACTCCGGTTGCTATCGTCGGGGCGGTGGTATACGTCGGCTGGCCCCCGTAGTCTGCCCAATCCTTACCCCAGCCTTTGATGTAATCGCCGTACCAGTCGTCGGTCTCGCCGTTGCCGTTGCCGTTGCCGTTGCCGTTGCCGTTAGCCTTGGTTGTATCCTTCTTCGCCGCCTTCCAGTGCTTACTCTTCATCACACCGGTCTGCCCGTATCCAGAGGGCTCACCCCCTGCGGTCGACGGACCCACGACGTTCGTCGCGGAGACCGCATCCCCGTAGGGGTCATCGGGGTTAAATTCCGTGGACTGTGGTCGCCAATCGTTCCATGCCATGAGTATTCCTCCCGCTGCTTCCTCGGACTACTTGATTCTCAGATTCGTTGCCGACATGGTCTCGTTGGCCTTTTTCAGCGCCTCCGCCATCGTGGGAGCATCTCGGAAGCCTTCATCCGTGACATCATCCTTGTCGTAATACTTTCCGCGCAGTCCCTTTTCAAGCTGCTTCCCGGCAGAAATGCCAGCCTCTAACGTCCCCCGTAACCGGGCAAGCTGTTCTTTTCTCAGAAATTCGTTCTGTTCTTCCTGTGCGACGAGAAGCGCCATCCCCTGATTCAGGCCCTGTATCTCCGCCTTTAACTGTCCCCGATTTCCCAACAAGTCGAGCCCCCCACTGATTAACGCAGTGGCCGCAGGATTCTTGCTTACTGCATCGAGCCCCTTCCACGCTTTACTCAGGAACGACCTCCAGTTCTTCCGAATCGGGTCCGTACTTAACCTGCCATAGCCGAGGTTCTGACGGCCCGCGCTCAGCCCAGCGAGGCTCCCAACCGTCCCAACCGTCGGCCCTCCCAAGACGCCCGCAAAAGGGTCGACTGGGGTTTTTGCAAGGAGATTCCCCGTCACGTTCCCTCCGGGCTGAAATAAGTTGCCCATAGTCGTCCTGTTTCCATTCATTGCTATATCTCCTACGGCCTGACCCGCCGTGTCCGTGGCCGCGCCTGTGGCGTTCTGCGCGGCGGCTCCAGCCCCACCCCCGTAAAGTCCGTAACCAAGATTCGCCAGTCCCGCCACGGTGCCAATGTTGCGCATCGTCTTGTTGCCCGTCACTGCACCCAGCCCGCCAAATGCAGCGGGAGCCGCTCGTAACGCCGCCAGCCACGTCGGACCCGCGAGTCCGCCGGTCGCTGCCGTAGCTCCTAACATCGCCGCATAAGGCAACGCACGCCTGACGCCGCCCGCGAAGCCGCCACGGTCCTGCTGCGCCTGCCAGCGCAGGGCCTGCTCGTTCCCGGCCTGCTCGACCGCAGACTGCTGGTCGGCAAGATGGGCCATGAGGATCGGCGACCCTCCATACCGAGACGCAAACTCCGCTGCGCGTTCTCCAGACGCATCCCACGGGTCGAACTCATTCTTCCCGATGGTGGCCCGATAGCCCGAGAGCGCACGGTCGAGACGCTGGTTATTTCCGACCGCCATTAGCCAATCTGCTCCGCCAGCACATACAGGCTGTATTGCATCGGGGTCCCTCCAGAACTGGCATACGTGGTCGCGTAGGTAATGTTCGTCGCTTCGTCAATGTGCATCAGCACCGTTCCGTTTTGCGCGGTTGCCGTGGTGTTCCCGGTCATGGCCGCGCCACTCTGCGACTGCGCCACCGCGCCATCCGTCCAGCCCAGCGTCACCGTCAAGCTGGAACTCGTCGTGGCTGCGGTCGTGATTCTCGCGGCGTAGCTCGTGCGATAGACGCCGGGGTCCAGTGTTCCGGTACTCAGCGCCGTGGCCCCAATCGACGCCGTCTGGGCCGTCAGGGACGTGAGCGCCAACTTTCTCGCACAGTTGTTCACCACGTCCACAATCGACTGAAAATAGCGCAGCCAGAACCGTGCCAGAAACTGAACCGTTCCCTCCACCAGTGGAACACGAAACGGCACTTCCGCTAACGCCACTAGGCACTCCCTCTCGCCACGTCCATATACGCACCCACCACACGCCACGGTACCGGAGCCGAGACCACCACCTCGAACACACGGTTATAGCCGCGCCCGAGTCGTCGCCAGAGGGCCCGCGTTCCATACTCCCCACGCTTACCCGCCGACACCCAGTGTTCGTTCCCCCACGTATGCCCACCGTTGTTACTCCACCGAAGCATCAGTTGCGGGTCCTCCCCCTCCACTACGGGGGGACTCGCTAACCCCACGCCCGTTTCCAGAATAACCTGAAGGCTGTGATAGAACAGCCAGTCGTCCTCCACGGAAACATGCGGCGTTCGACGCAACCGACGAATCGGTCCGCCGCCCGCATCAGTAAACTTGTCAATTCCCATTTCATAAATCGTGCCAAGCTCCCGGTCGCCAACCAGATGCTTGTTAAACGCATACGCGTGATACTGCGGTCGCCACGCCTTGTATTCCACCTTGTCCGCGTTCCACGTTCCGCGTTCGTGCCAGAGATTGGTCGTGCCGTCATACACCCACGTCGCTTTCGCCGACGGGAAATTCAGGACGTAGAACACATGCCCGTCTTCCTGATAGGTAAACGCCACCGCGTCGGTAATGGTCGTGCCTGCTCGCGCATAGCCCTGAATCGCAAACTCCACCGCGTGGGTGCTGATGCGCTGCGGCACATAGCCGTTCGCCATATACACCACGCCCGCACCCTCTTCGCTGCGTCCCAGCCACACCACCGTATTGCCGAATCGCTGGGCCGAAAACGGGGCGACGATCCCCTCTTCGAGAAACGCGCCCGGAATCGGGGCAAACGGAAACGGACTCGTGCCCGCGTTATACCAGACCTCTGAGGTCTGCTGGCCGAACAGCCAGATGTCCCGGTGCGCCACGACAATCGCCTGCCACTTGTCGCCCCCGGCGGTCCGTTGCGCCACTTGCGACGCAGGCCACGTCGTCCCATCATTCAAATCAGAAATCTTGAGGGTAGAATTATCCGTATCCAATCCCAAAAAATACCCATCGAGAAACTCTCCCTGCGAGACATTGAGCGACGACCCGCCACTGTCCAAGGCTTCCGCCAGCGAGGCGACCGTCGAGAGCGTAATGACATACCCTTTCTCGGCCGAGGTGAGAAAGATTTCATTCGCTGCATCCACGTTGGCAGAGAACGTCGCCGAATTCGTATCGTTGGCAATCGTGCCCACGCTGGTGAGGGTCGTGTCTTCCTTGACCTCATACAGCGTTTGCCCAATGGCCGCAAAGCACCGTCCGTTTTGCTCAATCATCCCGCGCACGGGCGACTCCGTCGCCGTGGCAAAACTCGTCACGCCGGGGGTCGGATAGAGCGCCGTCTGAAACGTCTCGTCCGACACCTCAATGTTCTCGACATACCAGTTCATGCACCGCTGGTCAGCGGCCCGCAATGCCTGCGACACGTAACTGGGACCCACCAAGCCGGGAAATCTCATCGATACCGGTCCGTTCTCCAGTCGTAGCGGCCACCCTGCGCGGTCAACGCAGCATCAATCCCCAAGACGTCATCGGTAATATTCACGCGCTTAATATTCGCAAACGTATCAGAGGCCAACATGCGGACATCGGGCGTCACCTGCGCCCCGAACTCCGGGGCTAACCGGAGGGCCAGTTGATACCGCATTGCCTCTTCGTAGCCGGGAGGAAACGTATACGCCGTGGTCAGGTCCGCAAACGCGGTCAGAGCCGTCGGGGTATAGAGCACCAACTGCACGTTCGCGTTATTCGGAATCGGCCACAGGCTGATGGTCGCCAGTCCCGACGTCCAGTTCTTGTCGTAATACATCTCCATCGGATAGGTGGACTGGAGCCCCTTGAGCGTCACTTCCTGCCATTCGGTCGGCGTTACCGCTTGGGCAATCGGCAACTCAATCTTCTCTGTTGCAGAGGCGGTCTTGTCCGTGATGATACTCGCGCCGACAATCCAGACCGGCCGCACGATGTTGAACGTGCCGCCCGTGCCGATGGTGTAATCCTGTGTCCCGGACGACAGGTCGAACACCGTCCTCGCCACCGTATAAATCGTGAGCCGCTCGGTGGCCCACGTATCAATCATGTTGTTCAGCACCGTCAACGAGTCGTTCATCTCGTCGCCCGTCGCCACTTCCCCGGACGCCAGCACCCCGATGGTGTGCAAGGTCCGAGAAATCAAATCATTGGCGGTCACGATTTACTCCGCTTAGTCTTTCGCGGTTTTGTTCCCGCGAGTTTATCGAGTCGTTGACGATTCCGCGTAGCAGTTTTCATCGTTCCTTTTGACACTTTCTCCACAGTGTTGAACGGTCCCGCAGGAGACTCCGCCCAGTTGTCCAGCGCCCCGAGGTCCTTGGGACTCTGCACGGTTTCCGCGCAGACCTTTCCCGTCTTGTCCTGTACATAGACACACTTCGGGTAGGACTGGTGGACGTAAGGTTCACTCATGCCGCCCCCCTCTCACAAACCATAGAAAACCTACGCCGGGGTGGACCTAGTCCCCACCCCGGCGCATGAGAGACGAACGCCTAGCCCTGTATACGACAGGCTAGTTCAGGCCGCAGCGCAGCCCACCCAAACAGCACGTCCAATCTGCATGGGAATTTGTCAGTCGTGATGTCGTAGTCACGGATAAGTCGAATGCTCATCCCCAACTGGTCATCACTGACCCGTGCGGCCATGTCGGTGCCTTGCGGCAACGGCAGGTCAGCCATCGCCAGCGTAAACGCATCCCGATGGAATGCGAGTCCCTGCGGTGACTGACTGGCTTCCGCGCCCACCATCGTGATGGCGGCGTTGTCAGCCGGTGACCCATCGACCGTCTTGAACCCGGTCGAGGTCGTGATGGACGGCGAGATCGAAATGGTCAAATCGCCACTTCCATCTGACGTGCCATTCGCGGTCGCCACAAACTGCTGGGCGGACGCGGTGGAGGCCAAACTCTGCGGGTTCACATGGTTGACATCAGCGATGGTAAACACATCGCCCTTCTTAATGACGGCTGTGCTGTTCGCCCAGCCATCCGTGATGAGCGACGCGCCGGTCTGCGACGCGCCGTTCACCAACGGCGTCGAGCCGGTCGTGAAGGTCCCCGTGGTATGGGTATTGCAGTTCTGGTCCATATACCAATCGAACCCAACGGCCGTGCCCATCTGTCCACGCTTATACTGGCTGGCGATTGCCGACGACTGCTGGAACAAGCCCTTGAGTGCGTCCACAATTTTCGCCTGCTGAAGTGGCGTGATACAGACTGACCGCGCTCCGTCCATCGGAGCCGAGTCGTTATCCAACGCGACCCCCGCGTTCAGGTACGCCAAGAGCGTCGTCGGCCCCGGCGTTCCGGGAACGCCTACCGAGTTGTAGACGCTCGTATACAGCGCCATGCCCGCGTTGTCGATCTTGTTCGCAATCGTCGCCACGGCTGGGTTGATGAACCGCTTACTGAAGTCGCTGATCTTCAACGCCAAGTCTTCGGAGGTGAACGTAATATCGACACCAAACTGCGTGTCGAGGGTCACCGCCACCTGCGTTTCGGTCGCGTCCTCAATAGAAATCGCTGTGCCGGTACGGCCGACATAGCGAGGCGGCTTTCTAACATTCAGCGTGGTGCCAATCTGTGCGCCTTCAACACCAAACCGACTGTCATACTGACGGTTCACTTGCTTCGTGAACGTCAGGTTGTTCTCCAAGACTCGCAGGGCTTCCCGCGTAATCATGGAGATCGTTAACAGGGTATTCGCCATGAGTAACTACTCCACGTCCCCTATCTCCCTTCAGCGGCTTCTTGTTTTTCCCGATACCGCTTGTAGTCCTGATAGCTCATCTGGTCAGGCTGGATAGTTGACGCTGTCGCCCCTCCCCCTACCGGCTTGATTGGTCGAGGAGCTTTCGTTATAGATTCCGTCGTTGAGGTCGGGCCGGGTGGAGCGGCCTCAAGACGGCCCTCAAGACGTCCCATTTCTTTGAGGGCCAAGATGGGATTCATCGCCGCGATGCGGTCACACTCTTCAGGATTCTGACAGAGGTGATACATCATCGCAGGGCCACTCTCCGAGTTCAGGACTGCGTCTTGCATCGGTCGCGTCATCGGCAGGTCTTTTCCCGCCGTGACTACCGCATCGAAATCTCCATGCTCCGAACGGAAGGTGTCGATTCGCGCTGTATGCGCAGCGACAAGGTCTTCTTGGGCACGCTGGGCTCGGTCGCGTTCGATGCGGTCACGCTGTTGAGCCTCATGATGGGTGAGACGCTCACTGACTTTCCAGTCCACTATCGCTTCCTGAAATTCATCGTAGGTCTCAAAATTTTCTTGCAACGGTTTCGCCGACGCCGTGATTGCGTCAGGCGTCGTGGTCTCCGGGGACGCCACGGGCACGTCTTCAGGAGGAGCCGCGTTGACGGGCGTGCGCTCAGGCGTCTCAGAGCCCGGAGGCTGGGACGCCGCGAGACTGCGCAGGCGCTGAAGCTCCAAGTCCAGCGCATTGGCCCGCTGCGTCTCGGCCGCTTTTTCACGGGCCAACTGACTGGCACGTTCCTTGTAGGACCGGCCGCGTCGACGACGTTTTCGTGGCGCGGGAGCCGTCTGGACCGGGTCCGTCGGCGTCTCGTCCACCGGACTGTCCTCTGGCTCGTCTTCGGTCGTGGCGTCGAGGCGGTCCCCGTCGTCCACGGGGTCCTCGAGCGGGACCTCGTCCGTCTCCTTGGACGTCGCGTCGACGGCCGGAGTCTCCTCCGACTCCGTCGCGTCGTCAGACGTGTCCGCGTCCGGGGCGTGTCCCGATGACGGGGCCGACGTCAGGCCAAAAGGGTCATCCTTCGTCTCAGACAACTCCATCTGAGACGCATCCTTGACTTCCGCGTCCGTGTCCGTCGTACTTGCCACTCGCACTGTCATACGTTACCTGCTCCTGTGTAGTGTGCCAGAAAAATGCCCATCTGTTAAACCTCTTCTTCCACGACGGTCTCGTCCACCACTTCCGTCGGGGCCGCCGGTATCCCCGCAGGCATCCCCGGAGGCGGTGCAAGAGGCTGGCGGGAAGGAGGGGGCTCCGCCGAGTGGGGAGGTGGCGGGGCCGCCGGTTGGCTTTCCTGCTCCGTCCCCGCCAGCCGGTCATACCGCTCCTGCTCCAGATTTGATTGCGCCACGTTCCGGGCAATGAGTTGTTCCAGTTGCGCAATCTTGGTATTCAAAATCTCGCTCGCACGGTCCTGTTCGATCTTGGCAAGGGCCCGCGCACTCTCTCCGCCCTGCTTAATCTCTTCCAACTGCAATTTCGCCTGAAGGTCCCGTTCCTGCGCGGCGGCGTTCGCGGCCAGTTCCCGCTGCTTGAGGTCGGCCTTGCTTTCTTCCTTCACGCGGTCCGTCGCAATCGTGTTCTGCGCCTGCTCATAGGCTTCCATCACCTGTTGCAGTTGCTGCTCGACCTGTTGCATCTTCGCCCGGACCGGTTCAGGAATCTGGGCCCCCTCCACCTCATCCTGTAATTGCGGCGGCAGCATCCGCTTGAGACGCGCCGCGACCTGCTTCGACCCCGGCCAGTCCATGTTGTCGGCGATGAGGTCGCCAATCATCGGGAAGACATTCGGATAGGCTTGGACAAACTGCACCAACGCCTCCACGCCCGCTTCACGCTTCGTCTGGAAGCTCGGCCCCACCGACACCGTCACATCGTAACGCCCGAGCCCAACGTCATAAATTCCCTCAATGCCCGGAGGCAGCGTCGTTTCACTCGCCATCTCTTCAGGCATGTTCTCCTGTCCTGCAAACACCATCACACTGCGCTGCTGCTCGTCCAATCCGGCAATGCGCATGATCGGGCC